CCAAATAAATAATAAAATTGTGTCCGAATTTGATTCAATGACATTTTCATGTGATTTTCACTAACTGAATAGTGTCGTTATACAACTATAGTATCACATTACTTGGTGTAGAAGAAATCCATTAAACTCCTACCAAAGATTGGACGAACCGCTGCAGCGCACCTCAGCGCGCCACGTAACGGAACAAATAACCCCATTGGTTCCAGAAGCCTTAAGGTCTCGAATCGATACGCCGGAATTTCCGACCCAAAGAACGACACCTTGACCTCTACGGGGATCCTGCGCAAGATCAACTTCGTACCCGACAAGGTCGAAGCTGAAGACTTTCACACTCTGCCCCTCGCCAGTAAGAGGAAAGGCCTGTTTCTTAGGCACTCCGGAAACGACAGTGGAACTGGTGCCTGCCCTGGCATCAGTATTGCGAGCAGTTGGGATGACGGCCAAGAAAATATGCCCATTTGACAGTATATTTCCTGGTTCATCACCAATAACGCCATGCTGGCGGATTTCGGCATTGACATTCAACAACTCAATCTCACTAAAGAGCGTCTTTAGTTGCTGTACCTTTGGAATATGGTCAGCCCTAATAGAAGCTCTAAAGTCAGAAGTGATGAACATTTCATGCTCGAACTTGAAGACATTGACCCCAACCTTATCATTGGTCGGGGTTAAACTCTGAGAAGTCGCCATTGTTCAAAGTTCTCAGATATTCAGTTTTGAACCACACGTCCTTGTAATAATGAAATTCAAATATAGTGGAAAGTGTGTGGACACTTGGTTTGTTACCGTCCGGTGGTGTTTCAGGCACAAGCTCCGGGTGGTGAAGTTGCAAGTAATAAGCTTGCGATTTTCCAGAAATTAATAACAAAGCCTCTCTGGAATTAAAGCTTTGCAAGGCAATATAAACGTCCTCTCGGTGGTGTAAATCACCAAGAATAGCAGAAAATTGGTACTCGTTCTTATTGTCCTGAGGAACCAAATTTCCCCTAACGTTCAATTGCCAGCGTTCAATTTGTTGTTGTGAGTGAGTCAGCTGCATTGAGTTCATTAAACCGGGTCAAACCCAAAACAGCCCAAGCATGTTCAGGCGTTGCCCAGATCCCCTCGCGGAGGAAATCCGAGCGACGTCCTGTAGCACGGTGAAACGGAATATGATTCTTAATGCAAAGAGACTCAAACTCAACGAAATTGACACTAGTAAAAGCCTCAGAAAACTGTTTGTTCCCAGTGTAGGCAAATACAGCGTAAGAAGAGCAGCCAGAAGGTCTATCCAACTTGACCAACGGCTCCCCTTTAGTTGCGTAATTGAACAATTCGTACAGCACGGACCTGTCTGAAAGAACCATATAAAGATCAATGAAAGCATCGCAGACACCCGGCTCGAAATCTGAGTAAGATTCCCGAAGGGCAACCCTCAAGTAATTCTCGTCACAGACAGAAAGAGGGATGTATCTATCGTAGAAGGCGAGTGACAACTCACGAGCACGATCTTCTGAATCCACCAGTTTGACCAAGGTCTTAGTGATCATTCGTGCAGGGTCAGGAATGACATTGTCATGCGTGAAAAGCCTACCAGCGTGATAAGCCGGTTTATTGAAATCTTCAGTTAATTGAGTGTCCCTGACCTCTTGGCATCTGACAGGGCCAAGTCGTATGATTTTTGAAGATAAGTAATCATCGCCCTTGACAATAGCAAAAGAGGTGGAAATGATCTCAGGATCATACCTCTCAACCATGACAGTGAGAACCTCAAATATGTTCCGAATCAAAGTAAAAGGATCACCTGAACCCAGATTATAGCTGGCCAAACCCCTATACAGACCGGTCCGCATGGACTGGTACTCGTATGACCCGGAATGATGCTCATACATATCTGCCAAATGATGAGGGACACCAAAG